CCTGTAGTACCGCCTGCGGGAACGCCTACGCCGTCAGTACCGTCAGCACCATCTGCACCATCTGCACCTGCGGGGCCAGTTTCACCTTGGATACCCTGAATACCTTGTATACCTTGCTCACCCTGCGGGCCAGTGGCTCCAGTATCACCAGTCTCGCCCTGTATTCCTTGAATGCCTTGTGGACCAGTCTCGCCTTGTATTCCTTGAATCCCTTGCTCACCTTGGATGCCTTGGATACCTTGCGGTCCCTGTGGCCCTGTGGCTCCTGTAGCTCCAACGGGGATGCCAAATGCAATACTTGGATCATTACTATCATATGTAGCTGTAGCACTTGCACCTTCAGCAAGCGTAGAGGCCGATACAGTAAGATCATTACCAAAGTTTAAGGTAGCGTCTCTGGCGGCTTCAGCGGCGGCCTGAGCAGTCTCTGCGTTAGTCTCTGCAGTCTCTGCCGCTGTCTGTGCATTCTGAGCCGCTGTTGCGGCTGTACTTGCTGTTGTAGCAGAGTTTGCGGCATTAGTTGCTGAGGTACTTGCATTAGACTCAGAGGTAGACGCATTACTAGCGGACGTTGCCGCCGCAGATGCTGAACTAGCGGCTGACGAAGCTGAAGAGGCGGCACTGGTTGCTGAGGCTTCTGCCTCTAATGCTTTCTCTGTAACTTGGTTGATTGTGACATTTGCGCTAGCGTCACCTGCACCACCTGTACCACGAAAGATAGCCAATGTAGTCTCTCCAGATTAGAATAAGAAAGGGGAGCCTGAATAGACTCCCCAGTAGTGCTTAGGCGTTGAAGATCAATGCCAAAGCTGACTCAGGACGCAATACCTGAATACCGTAGAGTGTGTCTGCAGTGAACAGATCACCCAAGTATTCTTGCTTGTACTGAGTTTGAGTGCGGACACCCATTTGCTCTGCGAAGACCATAGCATCCTTGTGACCCAGGATGCCAGCCTTCAACTCGCCACCACCAGTAGCGGCGTTTTCAGCGGCTGTTTCAGTAACAGGGCAGTTAGTAGAAACATAGATTTGGATACCGTAAAGTGATCCAATGTTTCCATTTGCTACAGGCTGTCCAGATACGAAGTCTGAAGAGTTGTAACGATCAATACCACGGATAGTCTGAACGACTGAAGGTGGTACAACGAGGAAACGATTGTCCATAGGAACATCGTTGTCGTCTAACTGCTTGACAGCGGCGCGGAAACCTGCGTCTGAGAAGATATCAGCAGGAACTACAGTATCAACCGCGTAAGCGGATAAGCCTGTAGAAGCATCCATGTAGAATGAGTTGCTGTGAATCCAGTCAGTGCCGGAACCGTTGTCGTCTCCAAGACGCTTGCCGAGTGTAAAAAGGTCAGTATCGACCTGCTTTGCAAGAGCATAGCCTGCATCTGACGTGTAGAACTGACGCAAAGAAGCGAGAGCCTGTACATCAGTGATGTCTTCGATTAAACGTGAGTATTCGTAGTGTTGATCTACGGTTACTACAACTTCTGACTCAGTAGCCGCGATCAGAGTTACCTGAGTCTCAGCAGACTTAGCAGATGCATCACCACGAGTAGGCTTAGGGATATGAAGTGTATCGCCTTTCTTGCCTGTCATTGGCATGCGGTTTACAAGATTGGCAAGTACGAGTGACTTCTCGTATGCCGCTACGATTTCATCAGACCAGATTTCTGGGATGAAAGTTGCACCAGTAGTATTGGTGACATGGTTAGTACCAAGTGCCATTGTTAATGCTCCTTAACGCTATTTGACACGACCTTCTTGGTAAGCCAACATAATCTCGTCTGAGAGTTGTTGATACCGTTTCGGGTCAGTTTGCATGAGTTTAATAATATCAGCACGGCGATAAATCTTTCGAGATGGCGCTTCGCCTGATCCTTTTGCCTTACCTGTCGATGCGGCTTTTGCTTGGTTTTTACGATCCTGTTTCTGAACCTCTTCAGTCTGCTTAACAATGTTCTGACGTTCTTTCCATAAGGATAAGAGTTCATCAGCGGCATCGTAATCAAACTGTTGATCCGCCTGTGCATATAACTGTTGGCGTACTTTAGAAGCCATAATCCATTCGCCAAACTTTTCATCTTTTAAAACATCTTGATAATCAGGATGATTTTGATTAAGCTGTGCTAAAATGGAGGCTTGCTTTGCCTGTTGATTATATTGCTCGGCTTCTTTCATCTTAGGATGTGAAGCAAGTTTACGCTCGATGTAGGCATCAGGGTCATCAAAGAAATCAATCTCTGGTTCATCTTGTGCCTGTGGGCTTTGTTTTTGTGTTTCGAGTTGGGTCTTTACAAAATCATCAACGATTTTACGCAGTTCCCCGACTTCAGAGCTTTGACGACCAATCAGCTTTTCAGCTTCCTCGTGCATCTTAGCAATTTCCAAAGCAGATTTGCCTCGGTATTTGTCTGGGACATCTTCCTCAGTAGGTTCCTCAGCAGTTGCCTCTTCAGGTTGCTCAGGCTCTATAGACTCAATTGTATTCTCAGTCTCAGGAAGTTCTGCGAACTCTTCGTTGTCGTCTTCAGGACGCTCGATAAATGTTGCCATTATTAAAACTCCGTGCTATTACTAGCATTATGGATCTATTAGGTCTTAGCGGCTCTCTCATGATCCCTTGCCCACTTATCATCAGCATCGGGCCAACCCGTGCCATTAAACTTCGTAGAGATAGGAGAGATTATCCGCTGTGCGGTGTCGCCACAGTCCAAGCAAGTGACAAACTCATCATTAGAGTCGATCCAATGCTCTTCTATTTTGTGGCAGTTAGTACATCTAAAATCATGTCTCTTCAGCATTCTCAGCCTCCAAGACATAATCATAGTTGTTCTTTATACCTGCCTCGAAAGATTTTATCTTTAGCAAGACAGATCGCTCACCTTTAATGTAAGCTAATTGTTCTTGATCCTTGATATCTTCAATACGATGAGTATCAAGGGTTTCAGTAATATCATTAATAAATTGTTTCCAACCATCAGTAAGAAACAAATCAAAGTACCTTTCGTAGTACTTTTCCTCTTCGGAAGTCAACACATTCTCCTTAGTATCGGTGCGTTGCTAACTATATAGAAATATTCTAGCACAAATCGTGCCAAAAGTCAAGACTTTACAGATTCTTTTCTTACAGTAGTCGTCTTTGTAGCCTTTTGAGCCTCTTCAAGTGCTGTTAAGCGCTTATCGATGCCGTCTAAGATTTTATTTACTTGACTTACAATTTTATTCATGTCTGCTTGTGTGATCATTGATCATTATCACCTTTCATTTGCTTTTCAACGATAGCTTCATCAGATGCGATGGAGCGCTCTTTTAACAACAACTCTGCAATCTTAGCGCGCTTCTGGAATTCCTTCTCATCTGCATCGCCGGGTTGTAGGTTTGTTGATAAAACTTTAAGTCGATCTGTCTCAGCTTCATAGGGAAGCAATTGAGTTTCGACATTGTTCTGTTGGATACGAGACTGGGCTTCAGCCGCTTGAGCCTGCAGAGTCGCCAGAGTCGCTTGAGCCTGTTGCATTTGCAATTGCATTTGCGCTTGTTGCATCTGTTGCTCTTCTGGGTTTGGTTGCATTGCTTGCTGAAGACCTGCAATGATCTCTTCACGATTACTTAAGTTCATGTTGTCCACAATCGACTGAACAAGCATCGGATACATTGGAGAGTCTTGACCCATTGTTTGTAGTAGCTGGACTAACTGAGTGACTTCATATTCACGAGCAATAATTCCAAGTGACGATGATGGCACAAACTTATAGTCCTGTACCGGGTAGAGTTCGGGATCAAACTGCATATAACGCCATGCCGCCTTCTGTACAAACGGTAACAAGAACGCTTCTTGGAAGTTGATCAAGGTACGCTTATGACGCTTGATGATCGCTCCAAGGGACATGGAGATACCAGCGGCTGTTGAGTCTCCGTTGATGGACCCTGGGATTCCTGCCGCATCAATTGCACCAGTTGCCATTTGTACCATAGTTTGCAATGCACCGGCTTGCTGGAATGAGTTACCATCTAAGGTGCCAAACTTAAATGGCTGAAGGATCTCTGATGGATTACCATTCGTAAGGAGGGTCTTACCGGGTCTAATTTCCAGTTTAGCTCCCCTAGGAAGGCGTGAAGCATCAACAGCAAGCATAGGGTGTACAGTAAGCGCAAGTGCGTCAATTCGGGCTCTCAATTCAGTGTCAAGCGCTTTTTGTGCGTTATATCCTTTCTCACACACCCCGCGTCCCCAGAAGCGTCCCGGTACAATGTCCCAAGGGAACGCAATCACAGGACGATCTTTCATCATGTAGGGGTTCTCTTCAACCTTTAATACATGAGCCCCATTAGCAATAACAACGATGGCTTCGATATACTTGGTGTCTACCTTCTCACCAACGTATTCCTCTTCGTCGTCGTCTTTCATGGCATCGTAGAACAATTCAGTTGGGACTAAACCATAGTACTTAGTCAGACGCACCTTGTCGTCGGTGTACATGGTAATGTTTTTATCGGCTTCAAGATCTGTATCAGTGTAGTAGTTTGTAATTTCTACATCACGATAGATACCGGCTTCAATCCCTTGCTCAACCTGATGCATTGGAACAAACTCATCAATCGCTACACCAAGAGCATCTTCAATGTTTGTTGCTACTGGATCAATCAAGAAGTTCTGTGGTAGGACTGGCTTAAGACGAACTTTGTAGCGCTCTGCTTCCGTTACGCCATAGGCTTGCATCGCACCATCCATGATCGGTTGTGTTGCAGGGCGCATCTCTAGCTCTTCGTCTAGGACGATCTCTGCCATCCCCGTACCAAAGACTGCAGAGTTAATCAAACACTCAGCAACAGCCTTACGGATACCAGACTTCTTAAAATCTTCGTCTAGTTGTTGTCTAATCTTTTGTACATCAATCGGATTCTGATCTGCCAAGTCATCTTGGATGTCAAACCACTTACCGCGACCAAAGGTTGCTTCCTCAACTTCGGCTACAGAGGACTCTACAGCCTGTTGGAGCGCAGGGGAGATGATACGACTACGCTCAGACTCGCGCATCTTATCTGACGGGTCCCAGATACCTCTCCAAAGTCTGTAGTACTCATCAAATTTTGATTCGTAGTTTGCTTCATAGTGGTCACGCCACTGATCACACTTTTCAATAACCCAATCTTCAAGACCAGTTAAGATGGTTGTGCGATTTTCGTAATCCATGTCTTAGTACCCCGATATCTCATCTAAGATTTCAAAATCATCGTCTTCATAATCATAGTAGTAAGCCACCTTAGCTAACTGGTCTATGTACGCTAGTGCATCCACTAAGTCATCATGGACTAATGGATTGGGAAACTGGAATAGCTCATCTAAGAACTCTGTATTCCAAGATCCTTCCGCCAGAGTTACCACACCGTTTTCAAAACGTCCTTGTAACGCCCAAACGATCCGATCTGTTTTCTTTTGATTCCCGTGGGTCAACTCTTCAACTCTAAAGAATCGTTGCCGGGACTTCATAATATCTGTGAGGTAAGTTAGTACGGCGTTCTTTAGCGCTCCCTTCTCAATACCTACGGCCACTGGTTTGTATTTGTCCACTGCATCAAAGATTTTCTTTGCAGTCTTCTTAATATCCCAACGTCCAAATAAAATATCAGCAACGTACCAGCCCTCTTCATTGGCCTTGACGATTGCTATTGATGTATTATCTAATCGTTTAGCCCTTGCTGACTTCGCTTTCGCTACATCTGCAAAGCCTGCTAAATCGACCGCGATGTAGTAATCACCAACATCCGGTTCCTCACCAAATTGAATCCAATCCTCTTTAAAGATCTCCGAACCGAGGGCTTCAAAGCTCGCCATAAATTCTTGGCGGAATGCATAAGATGACATCGACTTCTTAGCGGTATCAATCTCTTCAGAATCCAAGAGCGGGTTATCATACGAGGTAAAATGCCATGCACGATAGGTCTCATCTTCCGACAACTCCGCATACTTATACAGTTCGTAAAAGTGGTTACGGCCCTTCGGAGTTCCGATGAACAGCGCATTACCCTTTTGGTCAGCAAGAGCCGGTCTCAGGACCTCTTCCCATACGGATGGTTTCATATCCGCATATTCATCCATTACCAAGAACTTCAAAGACACACCACGCATTGTATCCGGCCTGTCAGCGCCCTTCAGGGAAATGGTTGCCCCATTAATCAACTTGATTTGCATGTTGTTGACATGACTAGAGGACACAATAGGGTGTGCTAGATCGAGTAGAACACCCCACATAATATCCCTAGCCTGTCCCTGAGTAGGGGCTACATA